ATTATATGAAAATTTAGTAGAGCGTGTATGTAAAACTGATCTTGATGAACGTGAAATTTATTTAATGCAAGGATTAGTAAATAAGAATTTAGCAAGACGTGTTATTGAAAATAACAAAGTATATTTTGAAAGAGTTAGAGGAAGTTTATAATGGCATCACCGCAAGCACAGGGAATGGAAGACATTCTAAAAAAACTACAAAATGCACAAGATAATGCAGACCATATACAAGAAGAACGTAGTTCGGGTAACATAGTAGTTGCAAAAAATTCTCAAGAAATGTTCAACATACTGTCAAAACTAGAAGAAGCAACTACAGCAGCAAGCAAGAAAGTTATGCAGGAATCTAAAACGGATCCTGTGTTAGCAACTGGATCTATCAAAGAGAACAGAGTAACAGTAGGCGCTTTTAATGTTATAATGGAAAAGCAAACAGTGATAAAAGGAGTGTCAAAGACATTCTATCACATTGAAAAAGACAATGAACGTATATATTCTGATATTGCACTATACGAGAGCGCAATGGGCATTGTAAAGGGTATGTTGTTTAACAATAAGAATGTTAACAAGATCGTGGAATTAGATTCCAGGTATTCTAGTGCGTTGCAAGAAGCAGCACATTATAAAATGAAATCAAAGCGACTAACAGAGTCTTTTGACTTTGACATTGCGCAAGCCAAGCAACGCCAGGCAAGCCAAAAGATGTCTAAACTCAAAAGTTTAATAAAATCTTTGTTATAGCATAAATACAATATAAGTTAAACAATGGGGTACAAACTAATGGATTTATCACAACTAGAAGAGAACAAATTGAACAAACTTGATTCAGTTCTTAAAGAAGTCTTCGGTATGAAATTTGACTTTGCAGCAGGAAATGCAAAGCTACAAAAAGTAAAAGAAGCAACACAATTAAAAATTAAAGCATTGCGTGAAAGTGGCGTTGATGTAGATAACAAGCAATTTCAAAAACTATTGCTTGTATTAGAAGGCATTGACGCAGCTATGACAAAAGAAACAGTTATGGAAAGTGATTTAGACCAAGCAGAAGTTTTATTAGCTGCGAAACAAATGGCAGATGATTTGCAGAAAATGGCAGAAAACTTAGCCAGTATGCAAGTAGAAGAGTTAATGAGTATTACTAATGCAATGAAAGAAGAAATTGGCGTAGCAGAAGCAGAAGCATTTAATGCATCAGCAGAAGCAGCAATTGGCTCAGCGTTAGACGCAGTTAAAGCAGCTAACGATCAGGTAAGCAATGCAGTGTTAACAGCACAAGGCATGGCACCTGCAACAACTGACATGGATATGGATATGGGCGCACCAGAAGGCGACATGGACATGGACGTAGATTCAGGAATGGATGTTGACTTAGATGCACCAATGGATGATGAATTTGCAGGCGCAGATGCAGCAGAAATTGATACTAACATTGATGGACGTGAAATGAAAGAAGATGCATATCTTGCAGCAGTTCGCACTATTAAAGAAGCTCAAGCCGAAGGCAAAGTTTCACCTAGTATTCTTAAACAAGCATTTGCACAATTGAAAGCGAAATAAAATTAGATGAGATATAATGATTTAATTGGTTATACGATAATAGACATGCTGGCAGTAATGACAGCAGAAGGTACCACCTCTATCTCATTAGAAACAATACAGCAAACCCTAGCATCTAACAACATGGACGTTGATACACAAACACTTACACAATTGCTTGATAATATCCCCATTGTAAATACTATCAAGGATAATGTAGTGTTTTTTAATAAAAATGATGTACCAGGCAAAGACAACCCTGAAAAAGATGACAATAAAGTTTCAGCACTTGCAAAGAAACAAATAGATAAAGAGATGAGCAAATGACAATTGGATTAAATGCCTCGCAGGCTAGAGCAAAAAGTTCACAAGACATGATAGTGTTCAATGAATGTACTGCTATTATGAAAGAAGTGATATCAGTTAGTGCAGCAGGCACATTTGATTGTTATGTAGATGATGGCACAACAATGACAGAATCTACTCCAACTACAATTAAAATTGGTACACAGAATAATCCAACAGTAACAGCAGGAGAACAATTAATTATTAATGATTCTACTATTATACTTGGTACGTCAGGATTAAACTTAAACTCTATTATCGCAGACATTAACGATGCAGCAGTTCCAGGTATAACTGCAACAAAAGATGGATTATACTTAGTATTAAACATCGCACTATCAGCTACTACAACTTGGTCATATGAAATTGGTATAGGTACAGCTAACGCAGCTTTAGGGCTCACAGACGGTATATATGTGCCGCCTACTCCAAGCAGTACGGCTTATTTCACGTCGTGGCAAGGAACAATAACTGATAGATCACTAGAAAACCAGATGAACATGGTTACAAAATATTTTTCTAACCTTGGATATAAAATAGACAGAATAACTAATTCAGCCACGTCGAAAACATTCAAATGGCATGTCTACTGGTAAATATAAAAATGAAAACGGAGAAATAACATGGCACATAGAATGACCTTTACAACAACACCACCACCAGAAGATGATGTAGTAACATATATATCAAGTGGCGGAAGCGCAATTACAGATGCATTTATAGCTGATGGTAGACTTACATCAACATCTTCTACAGAACCAGATGAAGAAACAGGTGTGTTTAACACATCATTAATATTTGTAGATTCAGCAGCATGTGATGCATACCTTGCAGACATGGCAGCTATTAACGAATCAACCACAACAGGTAGTTATCGTTCAGATAGAGTTCGCGAAGATATTTAATTAATTAATTACAATGGTAATATAGAGATTTCTATATTACCATTTTTCCTGAAAAGAGAATACAAATGACTAAAAAAATTGCATTTATTGGATGCAGCCACCTATCATGTTTAGATGTACCAGGACAAGAGTACAACAACTGGACATACTTACTCCATAACAAATATCCACACCACACTTATAGAAACTACTCAAGAGGTGGCCAAGGAATAGAAGGTTTTCAATGGGCATTACTTGATGCAAAGCAGTGGGGCGCAGATGTAGTATTTCTTAATCGTACATATGCAGGACGCTGGTCAATGCTTACTGAGATATCTAATATATCAAAATTTAAATACATTGAACGTACCTGGAGTGACAAAGAAGATCTTACAGGTGATAATTGGAAAGAAATGGGCCCAGAATATGAACTTATCTGGGGAACTGCCAATGACGATAGACTTCACCATACATCATCTATGACTGACGAGGTAGCAATCTCACACAGTGTGAAAGATCTAATAATGAACAAACTTAGCAGAAATATGGATTTTTGGATAGGACAAACTGCTGCATCTGATTTACGTAAGAGTTGGGAACAAGAATGGTACAATAATGTAGAAACCCTGTATAACTTTGATAATATATTTTTAATAGACTGGGCAGACACACACGAACATGTAAGTTCAACTACGTGGGATACACCAGTAATTGAGTGGTTTGCAGAAAGGTATAATTTCCCTTCAACATCTGACAAAAATTTAAATTTACATGGACTAGCAGTGTCGTTGGAAGACACGCACTTGTCACTTAAAGGTAACACAGAGTTACTAAATGACTATATATTAGCTAATAACAAAGTTGTAAATTCACTTAAATAATCATTGACAAACGTATATACTTCCTGTATTATATACATATGAATATTATTAAAAAATACAATTACAAAGAACTTAACCGCCAAACACAAGCTGACGGTAAACGCATGTATGAGAATCCATATGGCGATCCTGTACCTAGTGTAACAACAATCCTAAGTGCTACTCAGCCCGCTGAAAAACGCCAAGCATTAGCTAACTGGCGTAAACGTGTGGGAAAAGACGAAGCACAGCGCATCACAACAACTGCTGCAAATCGTGGCACTGTTATGCACAATATCCTAGAACATTGGGCATTGGGCGAATACGACACTTACAACCCTGGTAATAACATTGTTCACCAACAAGCCAAAGCAATGGCACAAGTTGTTGTTGATAATATTAAAGATGACGTTGAAGAAATATGGGGCACAGAAGTTATGTTATGTGCAGCAAACCTATATGCAGGTACAACAGACTTAGTTGGAATGTATAAAGGTAAGCAAACTATTATGGACTTTAAACAAACTAACAAACCAAAGAAACGTGAATGGATTGACGATTACTTCCTACAGGGTGCAGCTTATGCATTAGCACATAATGAGATGTTTGAAACAAAAATTGAAAACATTGCTATCTTTATGTGTAGTGGAGATTGTGAATGGCAACTGTTTGAAGCATCAGAAGAAGAATTCCCGTATTGGTCTCAACAATGGGCTTTACGGTTACAAAAATTTTATGACATGTAAGCATAAATACAGTATATAGAAAACGAGGAATTATCAAATGGTAACAACAGTAGCACAAATTATAATCAGAAAAGGCAGTTTAGCAAATATGCCTTTGCTAGCATCAGGCGAGCAGTATCTTGCAGAAAATGAACAAAGACTCTTTCTTGGACAGGTACCAGTAACTGGCACAGTTGATACCTCAGCGTCAGATGCAACAACAGCATATGTTTCGTTTACTGTTGAACAAGCAGGAACAGTAACTGAATTAGACTTAGACGATGTAAACGAATATAGCATTGTTGTAACAGATGGTGTTACATTAGTAAAAAGTACAATTCCAAATAATTCTATTACAACTGACGATACTGTTTTTACATTTAACCATGGACTTAGCAGAGTTATTGCTGCCACTGACACATTTGAATTAGTGTATAATAAAGAAATTACTAGTTACCAAGGCGAACGTAATACTAGGCGTCAATCAGTTAGCTTTACAAAATCAGCAAACAATAGCATTCCTCAGTCAACTACAATTGACTTTTTAAGTTCAATTAAGAATGATATTACAATTGAGTATACGCTATTCAACGCAACATACATGCGTAAGGGTACTTTAACTATTTCTTTACTAGGTGCAACTACCAGTCACATATCAGATATATACAGTGGATCAGATGAGTTAAGTACTGTTGATTTCACAATATCAAATCCGTCTACTGGAAAGTTTCAGTTAGATTTTGATACCTCAATACTTACACAGCTACATTTTAATTATACTCAAACATCTTCTAAATTTGTAACAAGTTAGAATCAACATGAATGAATTTTGGCAATCTTCGCCGAAACAGAGACTAGTTATTTGGAAACAGTTTCGTCGACATCTTATAAATATAACACAAGAAGAAAGATTACAAGCAGTTGTAGACTTTTGGAAAATGGCACCAATGTCACATATGTCAACTGACATTTATGATAGTAGCAAATGGCTTAAACCATGGGACTACATATGGCATGGTGAGTACGATGAAAACAGTATTGCGCTTGGCATGGCGTACACATTACATCTAGAAGAGTATGCTCAATGTAAAATACTTCTAGTGCAAAACACAAAAAAAAGTACCATATCATTGGTACTTTCGGTAGACAATATGCACATCTTAAACTATAATTATAGTGAAGTTACTGATATAAAAAAGCTAGAAGATGATGGCACAGTTGTACTAGATATAATTGATGTAAGTACGTTAACATAACACTTTATTCTTTCAGTGTTGGTGTAAATAGTCTTACATATAAACGAGATAGGAAAAATAATAAATGAGCAATATAACCGTCATTAAACGTGATCAATCCAAAGAAGATTTAGATCTAGAAAAAATGCACAAGGTTGTTTTTTACGCATGTGAAGGAATTGCAGGCGTTAGTCCAAGTGAAGTTGAAATTAAAAGTCATATTTCTTTTTACAATGGAATTGAAACATCAGATGTACAAGAAACATTAATTAAAGCAGCAGCAGACCTAATCACTGAAGAAACACCAAATTACCAATGGGTTGCAGGCAGACTTATTAACTACCATTTGCGCAAAGAAGTATATGGACAATTTGAACCAGTTAGTCTAAGTATTGTAGCTAAACGTAATGTAGAACTAGGTTATTACGACAAGAACTTTTTTGCCGTTTATACTTCAGATGAGATTGCACAACTAGACAGTTATATTAAACATGAACGTGATGAAAACATTGCGTTTGCAGGAATGGAACAGTTCCGTGGTAAGTACTTAGTACAGAATCGTGTTACTCATGAGATCTTTGAAACACCTCAAATTGCATACATGATGATTGCAGCAACATTGTTTTCTAAGTACTCTGATAAAACAAGAATGAAATATGTAAAGGACTTTTATGACGCTATTAGTAATTTTGATATTAGTTTACCTACTCCTATTATGGCCGGGTTGCGCACACCGCAACGTCAATTCAGCAGTTGTGTACTTATTGAGACCGACGATAGTCTTGACAGTATTAATGCTACTTCTAGTGCTATCGTAAAGTATGTAAGTCAAAAAGCAGGCATTGGTATTGGAGCAGGTAGTATACGTGCTATTAACTCGCCAATTCGCAATGGCGATGCATCACATACTGGTGTTATTCCATTTTACAAAATGTTTCAAAGCGCAGTTAAGTCATGTAGCCAAGGTGGTGTACGTGGAGGCGCAGCAACATTGCATTACCCATTGTGGCACTTGGAAGTAGAAGACTTACTGGTATTAAAGAACAACAAAGGCACAGAAGACAACCGTGTACGCCATTTGGATTACAGTGTACAGTTTAACAAACTTATGTACGAACGTCTATTATCTGGTGGTGATATTACATTGTTCTCACCAGCAGACGTACCAGGATTGTATGAAGCATTTTTTAATAACCAAGACGAATTTAAGCGTCTATACGAAACAGCAGAACGTAATACAAAGTTACGTAAAAAGACACTGCCTGCAATTCAGTTGTTTAGTTCGTTCATGGAAGAACGCAAAAACACAGGACGTGTTTATTTGCAAAATGTAGATCATGCAAATACACATAGTAGCTTCGATGAAACATTAGCAGCTATTAAAATGTCTAATCTATGCCAAGAGATTACACTACCAACTACACCATTGCAGGACTTCAATGATCCAAATGGTGAGATTTCGTTGTGTACATTAGCAGCCATTAATTGGGGCAATATTAAAACCTTTAAAGACTTTGAACGTGTGTGTAGACTAGCAGTACGTGCATTAGATGAATTACTAGATTATCAAAACTATCCAGTAGTAGCAGCAGAAAACTCAACAATGAAGCGCAGACCATTAGGTGTTGGTATTATTAACTTTGCATACTGGCTGGCTAAAAATGACTTAAACTACCAAGACATTGATGCAGACGGACTTGCATTAGTTGATGAATGGGCAGAGGCTTGGAGTTACTATCTTATTAAAGCAAGTGCAGATTTAGCAATTGAGAAAGGTACAATTACAGGCAATAGCGAAACAAAGTATGGAAAAGGTATTACACCTAATCAAACATACAAAAAAGAATTAGATGAAATTGTACCTCATACTGAACGCATGGATTGGGCAGGATTACGTGAACAACTAAAAGAAACAGGTACTCGTAACAGTACGCTAATGGCACTTATGCCAGCTGAAACATCAGCACAGATTAGTAACAGCACCAACGGCATTGAGCCACCACGTGCATTTGTATCAGTTAAACAATCAAAACATGGGGTACTAAAACAAGTTGTACCGGGCATACATAAGTTTAAAAATAAGTATGATCTATTATGGGATCAAAAGTCACCAGAGGGTTACTTAAAAATTATGGCAGTATTGCAAAAATATGTCGATCAAGGCATTAGTGTTAATACTAGCTATAATCCTGTACATTACGAAGACGAAAAAATACCAATGTCTTTAATGATTCAACACTTGTTAATGTTTTACAAATATGGTGGAAAGCAACTATATTACTTTAATACATTTGACGGACAAGGCGAGCTAGACATTGATAAATTAAATGCAGATCCACTGGCTATATCAGAACTTGATGACGAAGACTGCGATAGCTGCAAAATTTAAATAAAAGGTAACACTACATGAACACAGTATTCGATGCGAATAACAAAACAGATCACACTAAGGCATTAGCATTTATGGACCCGTCAGGTGGGGTTGCTATTCAGCGATTCGACATGCTTAAATATAAGCAATTTGATAAACTTACTGATAAGCAGTTGGGATTCTTTTGGCGCCCTGAAGAAGTTGATGTAACCAAAGACAGTAATGACTTTAAGCTTCTTACTGAAAACGAGCGTCATATCTTTACAAGTAACTTGAAGCGTCAGATCCTATTAGACAGTGTACAAGGTCGTGCGCCAGTAGAAGCGTTTGGTCCACTAGTAAGTATTCCAGAACTTGAAGCATGGATTCAAACTTGGACATTCAGTGAAACAATTCACTCACGTTCATATACTCACATTATCCGTAATGTATATTCAGACCCGTCTAAGGTGTTTGATGGCATGCTAGACATTGCAGAAATTGCAGATTGTGCAGGAGATATATCTGATTGCTACGACAAACTAATTGAATCTGGTGCATATTACAATCTATTAGGCGAAGGTGTACATAAGGTAAATGGTCGTGAGATTACTGTTGATAAGTATGAAATCAAGAAACTATTGTACAAAACTCTTATGAGTGTTAACATTCTCGAGGGTGTACGTTTCTATGTATCATTTGCTTGTTCATGGGCATTTGCAGAATTAAAGAAAATGGAAGGTAATGCAAAGATTATTAAACTAATTGCACGTGATGAAAACTTGCACTTAGCATTTACACAATCCTTGTTAAAGATTCTTCCAAAGGATGACCCAGATTATATCACAATTGCAAAAGAAACAGAAGCAGAATGTATTCAAATGTTTGTTGATGCAGTGAACCAAGAGAAAGCGTGGGCAGAATATTTGTTTAAAGATGGTAGTATGATTGGTTTAAATACACAATTGTTAGGTGACTATATTGAATGGATTGGACACAAGCGCATGACAGCGGTAGGACTAAAAGCACCTTATACTACAACACAAGCAAACCCACTACCATGGACACAAAAATGGATCAGTGGAGCAGAGGTTCAAGTTGCACCGCAAGAAACAGAAATTACTAGCTACGTAATTGGTGGTACTAAACAAGACGTAGATGGTGAATCATTTAAAGGATTTAGTTTATGATTGAAATTTATGGAAAATCACAATGCCCTTTTTGCGACAGTGCAAAAGCGTTATGTGAAGCAAGAGAATTAAAGTATACATACAAACAACTTGGTGTAGACTTTAGTCGTGAGGAAGTTCTAGAATTGTTCCCCGGAGCAAGAACATTCCCACAAATAAAAGTAGCAGGAACTAGCATTGGCGGATTCGACAAACTAGGACCTTATTTAGAAGATACAAATTACAACGGAACAGGACATTCATTATGATTATAGAAGCACCATATAAAGTAGGTGATACAGTAAGTATTAAATTAGCAAGTGGCGAAGAGATGCTTACTAACCTAGTAGCAGAAGATGCCACTAACGTAACAATCTCTAAACCTCTCATGGTTATTGCAACAGAAACAGGCATCGGACTTGCTCCATTCATGTTTACAGTTAGCCCAGATTCTAAATTAAAAATCAGGCTAAATAGTATTATATGTATAGCGAAAAGTGCAAAGGATGCAACTGATTCGTATATTAAACAAACATCAGGAATAGTAATAGCAACATAATGAGTGGAGTCCATCGCAACACAGATCAAAGATCATGCGGAGCAGGTACAACTGTTACCGGCCAGGGAGATGTCTACGTTAATCATAAACTTTGTAGTGTAGACAATGATCCTAATACGCATGGCGGTGGAAACTTAAAGGCTGCAAATCCTGGAGTTTATGTTAACAATAAACTCGTTGTTATACAATCCAATAGCGCAAGCCCAGATAGTCTTTGTCCCTTACCGGGCGGAAGCCACTGCAATCCAAGTGCAGTAGGTGCTAGCGGCGATGTGTATATAGGATAATAATATGGCAGATTTCACAGGCCCAGAAGATTACTTAAATCAAACTATATCTATACCATCTAGTACTACTGTAGACGTAGGTACTGGTGAAGTTTCAATGACTACAACTAGTTTTAGTCTCAGAGAAATCATCTGTAGTTTACTTGCAGGTAACGGTATTAATTTACCAAACTTGCAATTATGTCTAAAAATTAACATTGGTAGATTATTAGGAATACCTGGTATTCCCGCTGAACTGTACAATGCACTATCAGATGCAGAAGCAGCGTTAGATGAGTTTATTGCACATACAAACATTGATAACGTATTAGCAAGATTAAATGCTGCAATTGCTGAATTTGCTGCAATTGCTAATATGATTAACTTCTGTGGCACACCAGTTAATCCAAAGCCAATTCCAAATGTATTAAAAGATATATTTGGATCATATTTGGGCGCAGGTAAAAGCTTATTAGATAAGCTAGGAACAATGTTAGATAGTGATATTGGGCTATGTACTGGCGGTGGCGGATTTAATTCAGGTATATTCCAAAGCGGAGTACTAAAAAACCTTGGCAGTATTATAGATGACTTTGGTAGTATTGCTAATGCACCTGCAAGCACAATTGCATCATTAACAGCAGAATTAAATGCGTTCTCATTAGACTTGAATAATTTAGTTAAATTTGAAAATAATTTTAGTGGTGTAAATTCAAATGGTGGCAGTACATTTGGTAGTACATCAGCAGCAGCAACAACAGTACACACAGGCGTAGGTACAGCAATTGATACAAGCACCTTAACACTAGCACATGCACAAAGCATTGCAGGCGGCTTAAAGTCAGCATACAGCAGTCTAAGCGGCTATGCAGTAGACGAAGCTGGCAACAGTATATTTGATTACTTGCTAGACCCTGCAATGTTAGCTAAATTAAAAGCAAATGATCTTCCTACAGTAGCAACAGTTGATCAACAACCAACATACGACTATTGTGGACGTATTATAGGATATACAGCAGTTTCGACAGTTCCTACAACAATTAGTGCAGGATCACCGGTAACACAGTCTACAGCACCTGGAATTACAGGACTAGCAGAAGCAGGCACAATTAGCAACAGCCCGCCTATCTCTACAACAAATCTAACTAATCCTAATCCGATGATCAAGAAATCAATTCCATCATCAACTATAGGCCAGCCAGGCGACAAAAAAGGCGATATTGCATCAGATACTTCTCATATATACATAGCTAACGCAGATTACAATGGAAATACCTCAATATGGGTAAGATCTACAGTAGATGCAAGCTGGGTATAATTCAAGCATATTAAATCTAAAAAAACAAGACATTTCGGTTGACAAATATGCTTCTTGATGTTATAGTATATGTATAGGTATTAAGTAAAAGACATTGGTATATAAACTATGAGAGCAACAAAATACGAAGACGGAATAAAGCGCATCAATGCAAAAATTG